CACGATTGGCCAGGGGCTGTGGTCTGCAAGTGCTTTGATTGTGTCCATTCCCTTTTGGCTGCAGATACGCCCAAGGAATGCCAGGTAATCACCTGCTTTGTATTTAGGTTTCCACTCCGTGATGTCGAAGTAATTAGGAATCACCCACTCGTAGTTACGTCCACTGCGGTTTTCTTTGCCCTGGTGGTAGTGCATCCAGGCGTATGACTCGAATATCCTGTAGCTTTTCGGCATCAAGGTTGGATAACCAATCCCTGTTTCAACGTGCTGATGATCTGGGAAGTGATCCATCAATACTTGATGAGCGTGGCCAAAGGGATGACAGATGATGTCCTCTGGTTCTAAGTTGCCCTTCAGGTGGACGATCAGACGGTCCTCAAAGAGACGATGGCCATCGCTACCGATGGTGGCATCATCACCATAGAAATCGGTTGCTTTTCGCTTGTTGTAGAGGTCGTCAAATTCTGTATCGGAGATAATTGGTATATGTACCGATGCCCCTGCCTCGCTGGTGCCATTGGAATATTCAATTACTTCGTAGCCCTGTGCTTGCATCATGCGCGGAAAGCGCAATGCTTTGCCAGTAAAAGCACAGTGCGAATATTTAAGTTGTGATTTGGTATGGAAAATACCAATCAAATGAAGACGAGGTTTTGCCATCTACGGTGATCATGTCACCGCAATATAGCGTTTTGGCACGTAGAAAGCAGCTGCAACCATGACATGACGCGAAGATACAGAAGCTGTACAAAGAATGCTGCCTGTAGATCCAGTGGTTGCTTTGACGCCATCAGCGATGCCAAGCGTTGTGTCAGCACCAAGGTTGGTATTTGAATCGGCACGTTCGTACCAGGTATTCGCAGTTGGTTGTGTTGTTGTGTTTGTTGCGCCACTTGCTACACTTGGATCCGTGGCGTCAAATGCAGAAACTGTAGTGTTATCTGCACCGCAGAATCCGGCAACGATCAACGTGTCTTTACTTGTTACGTTGATAGCTGCAGTTGAAAGAGCTGTTGCGTTTGCTGCTGCAGTACTGGAAGAAGACGCCATAAATCTGGGTGTGCCGTTGCTTGCCCTGTAAATCAAGATACGGCCAAGCCCAATATCACCACCTGTTCTTGTAAATGTGTTAGCCGGTGCTGCATCGCCGCGAACAATTGATGCAATTAAACCAGATCCAATTGACGTGCTAGCTGTTGTACTGGTATTGCCTGTGTTTTGAGTTTCGTGGATTGCCCAATCGGCTGGTGCTGTAAAACCAACGTTACTCCTGTACGCAATAACAGCTACATATAAATCCCCCTTCTGACCACCTGCCGGAAGTGTGATGGCAAGGTTTCCGCCGTTTGCTGTAGAAGCTGCGCCAACGGCAACAAGTGTCCAGGCAGTCATAAGTCAGAACAGAACGGTGACGTGAAATTGATCCACTGTACCAGCGGTCGCAGTTGTTGTTAGCCACACAAAACTACCACCTGTAACAGACGGGTTGTCAAATGTTGTTGTCGCCGTACCTGTTGTTGTATTGGTTGTCGTGACGCCACCACTGATCAACTGCGTGCCTGTTGTACTGAAATCAGCATTATGGCGAATGTTAAAAGTAACGCTAGGGGATGTTCCAGCAACCAATGATTCTACGTGGCTAATTGTAATTGCAGTAGATGTATAAAACAGTGGAATCTTTTCACTTGTTGTTGGGTTAATTACAGTAATTGCTTTAGGAGAAGCAGGGCCTGTAGCTCCAGTGGCGCCTGGATCCCCTGCAACGCCAGTGGCGCCTGTCACACCAGTAGGTCCCGTGGCTCCAGTAGGTCCCGTGGCGCCTGTGGCACCAGGATCACCAACGCCTGTGGGGCCAGTAGCACCTGTTGTTCCCGTCAAACCAGTTGGGCCTGTTGCTCCGGTAGCCCCTGTCGCACCATCAGCACCAGGGGTGCCAACACCCGTAGCTCCTGTTGCACCTGTAGCGCCAGTAGCTCCGTCAGTACCAGCAGTTCCCGTCGCACCCGTAGCTCCTGTGGCACCATTTGTTCCTGCCGTACCAGTTGGGCCAGTAGCTCCGGTAGCACCTTGAATACCTGTAGGTCCCGTGGCACCAGTGGCACCGTCAGCTCCAGTGACACCCGTGGCTCCTGTTGCGCCAGTGGCACCTTGAATACCAGTCGCTCCCGTGGTACCAACACCGGTAGCGCCCGTTGCTCCTGTGGCACCATCACTGCCAGCAACACCTGTAGCCCCAGTGGCGCCTGTGGGTCCAGTAGCACCAGTAGTACCTACGCCTGTAGCACCTGTAGCACCTGTGGCTCCGTCAGCACCTGCAACACCAGTAGCTCCCGTGGCACCAGTTGTACCAACACCAGTAGCACCTGTAGCTCCTGTAGCACCATCTGAGCCAGCAACACCTGTGGCACCGGTTGCACCTGTGGGACCTGCGACACCTGTGGGTCCAGTGGCACCTTGAGGACCGACGTAACCAAGAGTGATGGCTGTTAGCCAGGAACTTGGTGTTGTTCCAGAGTGCAGGAAGTGGACTGTAGTGTTACTTGTATTTGTTGTTTTAGCGTAAACCTTTGTGACAATTCGATCTGTAGTGCTAAGCGGAGTATATGGAGTCGTTAAAACGTTGAGTTCTGTATAGTAATTTTCGGCGGTAGCGTCAATTTGAGGGGACTCTACAGAGAAAATTTCAACTTCAGTCCCTCCTGTGTCGCGCTTGTAAATGCGAAAAACAAGTCGCGAATCTCCGGCTGCATCAGAAACGTAAGCCCAAAACCGGATTGTGTATTCCCCTGTAGGTAATTCTTCTAAGTTTGGATCACCTGATGCAGTTGCAAATTCTTCAATTAAGACTTCACCGCTGGTGCTGTTAACAACAGCAGTCATGTCATCCTGTGGTGCGCTGTCGGGAATATCAGGAATTAAGCTTTCGTATCCACTGATATCTGAGTTAATTTGAGAGAAGTACCAAATACGTCCAGATGCTGAAATACCAGCTGCACCTGTTGCACCAGTGGCACCAGTGGTTCCAACACCAGTTGGGCCTGTTGTTCCTTGTACGCCTGTGGCACCCGTAGCACCTTGTACTCCAGTCGGTCCAGTTGCACCTTGAATACCTGTAGCACCTGTTGCACCATCAACACCCGTAGCGCCAGTAGCTCCGGTAGTTCCCGCAACACCAGTAGCACCAGTAGCACCTGCGACACCTGTAGCACCGGTTGCACCAGTGACTCCAGCCCCTGTGGCACCTGTAGAACCCTGGATGCCAGTAGCACCGGTTGGTCCTTCCACGCCAGTAGCACCTGTGCTGCCCACACCTGTTGGGCCTGTGGAACCTTGAACTCCAGTAGCTCCGGTGGCACCCTGAACGCCAGTAGCACCTGTGGCACCTTGAGAACCTGTGGCTCCAGTAGCTCCAGCGACACCTGTAGCTCCGGTGGGACCTTCTACCCCTGTGGGACCTGTAGAGCCCTGGACTCCGGTTGCTCCTGTGGCGCCATTAGCACCTGTTGCACCTTGAACACCGGTTGAACCTTGTGCTCCTGTTGCACCTGTAGAGCCTTGTGTACCAGTAGCTCCGGTGGGACCAGCGACACCCGTAGGGCCTGTTGTACCTTGCGGACCAGTTGGCCCTGTAGCACCTTGAACGCCGGTAACACCCGTAGGACCTAAAGGACCAGTAGCGCCTGTGGGGCCTGTTGTTCCCTGAACACCTGTTGCACCAGTTGCACCAACGGGGCCTGTAGCACCAGTTGGACCACCGGGATCACCGGCAGCACCGGTGGCACCAATCATGTTGTAGTTCTTTTCCAGGCCCTGGACGTCATAAGAATGCCAGGTGCCTTCTTGACTGAGGATTGCTTCTTCTCCAGCCGAGAGGTTGCCGTACCACAGCGTTGTTACTGTTGTTCCGTCCGTGTGATCAACACGGACATTATTAGAGCTAGATGGGTCATCATTACGGATGACCATTGTTCTGATATTGCGCTGAACCCCAGTTGCTGGCGCAGTGACAACAGTTGTTGTGCCACTGACCATAACACTTGTATTCTGCCTGCCAGGACTTACAACACCCGAGACGTTATCAACGTAAGAGGCGTGTATTTCAAGTTGAGTTGCATCGGTTGCAACAACTCGAATAATGTCGTTAACTGAGGTAAGTAATAACACGCCTGCTCTTTATCACGCCTGTGCTTTAATCATTTTACTATCACTGGCTTGGTTTCTCTCCAAGCGCTGGAACGTATGACAAATTGTTTTTGTCGTACATAGTAAACCCATCAATCTTGATGTAGTTCAGTGGTATATTAAACAATCTTTGAAGCATGGGTTGCATTACTTGTGACTGACAGTTGTAAGGCGGAACATCCATATATGTAAGCGCACGTGCCGCTAAATCCTTTGTAATTGCACGATGATCTTTTTCGTATTCGTCAACAAGCTTTTGCTCCCAACTTGCCATGCTTTCAATTTCAACAGGGAAATCAGACGGCTCTGGAGGGAACACACCATCTTGAAACCGAAGGGCGTAAATATGCTTACAGTAGCGCATTTCATCTAATACTGGAGACCAAATATCAGTCAAAGAAGTGATGACATTATTGGTTGCAGCATAATCTTCGTAAGACGGCATGCCTTCTGCCGTGGATCCTGTTAATCCTGGATTGCTGGTAGTACGTAAGTACAAAGAACCAAATTCCGAGTAAACACCAGGGCTGTCGCGAGCAGATCGTAAATCAACAGATGTTGCATCAGTAACAGTACCAGGGACAGTCAGGTTTTCACTTGGAGCAATGATTTCAAGAATACGATCGACATCTGCTTGAGTCATTGCTGCATTATCAACAATGCCAAGTCGTTTGAGCAATTCATTGCGACCGGGTTTAACGCTGGAAATAGCACTACGAGGAAAAGCTTTTTTGTTGCTTTTCCCTAGATCCATCATGTAGCTGTATTCACGACGCGTAAAATCCTGACACGTACAACAGTACCTAGCGCCTGTAATAAAATATCTTCCAACATTTGGAGGCCTTGTTGAAGGCGTAACCAAAGCACGGTCAGGAGTTGCCTCGACGGAACCAGCCTTGCGAAGCTTTAATATACCCGTCTCTTCATTCGTATCAACTAATACGGCTTGCACATAGCCATATCGTTTTTGTTCTATTGGATTGATTGTATCCCTGTCAATAATTTCTCCATTTGCTTCCAAAATACGATCTTCAAGCACTTCTCCGTTTAATGCTTTTAGACCTTCGATTGCTTGACTGATATCAACGTATAAAGGAGGTGGAAGTTTATTGCCTGAACTCCAGGCTCCATTGAGCTTTACATACCAATAATCATTGTCTTCTGTAACGGATTCAATGTACAAATCAAAGCTTTGTTGTTTTGCATCATCGTCTAACCATTGGCCAATATTTTCGTAGTCAGTGAACTGTGCATCAAGCCAATATTGGGTTACTAAAACGGAATAACCGTCAACCTGGTCAAAGCGTACACTGCCAGATTTTTTGGTGCCAGCCCAATGAATACCAAACTCTTTATTCGTAGTGGGAAAACCTGCAAACGTTCCGTTGATGTCTGGGTATTCAGTGCCGGGTGGCAATACGCCTGATGCAAAAGGGACAGTGTATTTAAAGTTATAAACGTAATTATTGTCATGCAAAGACGCAGTTGCTATTTCGTAGCCCCTGCGCCAACGCGTCCAAGCGGATTCACGGTTTGCCGAATAGATAGAATTCGGTACGCTTCCCCTGGAAAACTCAGTTGTAATCGGCTTCAGTTTAAATGGATCTTTTGTTATTGCCTGACTGAATCCACCAAATGAGCCGAAACCATTTGATGATTTACCCATGGATTAGAAGAATCCGCCTTGAGCAATAATGTGAGCACCTGGTGTATAGCCAGATGGATTTGCAGCATCTGGGAAAACACCTACGTAAATACGGTCGCCCCGTTCCAGGTAGATGCCTTTGTTGCGTAAAGGAGCCGTAGCCCCTAAACCATTTGTGTTACCGGCATGCATTACTGGCGCTGCAAGCTGTGGCATTACGTCAGAGCAATCAACCGTACCACTGTTGGCAGGGACTGTCTTGGCAAACAGCACACGGTAATCACCCGAGCCAGGGATTGGAACAGTTGTATTACGTGTCTGATAAAAAACAAAGGTTACTGCTGGTTGATAACCGTAAGCAACGCCTTTGTATTCAAAGCCAGAAGTGCTGGCGCCCGAATAATTAAGTGCCGTATTGACACCTGTCAGCGTAGAAGTACCGGTGTATGTGTAATAACCGTAACCGCTGTAAGGTGCACCGGAACCTGTTAGTACACCCGTAGAAGAAACAAAGACAATCTGGCCGCTCACCAAAGAGATGGGCGTACCAGACGTCGATACATTGACGGTGTAATCAGCTGCGCGATAAAAATCGTTGCGTGTAATGGTGATCGAATCAACAACACCGCCACTGTTATTATCTTCGCTGAGGTTGGCATCCATGTCCACCAAGATGGATGGAGCCTGTCCACCTTGCACAAACAAGGTATTAGCAGACGAACTGCCAACAGTCTGTGTTGTTACACGAACCGTGTCGTATAACGGGCGATCAACAAGAAGTGGCTGCTTGTTTGTAGATGTCGAGCTCACTGTTATTTACGTTATTGTTGTTTGTATTCTAACTGGTTTGGGCTAATCAAATACTTTGTTAAATCAAACCAGAAAGAAATTCTAGCCCTGTTGGTTGTGGCGCCAGCAAATCTTTTAACAAGCGTTGCTGAATCATCTCCGTAATAGTCGGCTGTTTCTCTTCTACACCAAGCAGTGCATTGGTAAACTCTTTTAAAAAGTCTGCACTTGAAATCTCATTACTTGAAGGAGATTCCGTAGCAGGCGCCGAGCCGGCTAAGGGTTTTAAACCTTTTTTGTAAGTCTCTTCTAACGAAGAAAAACTTTTGACTGGTTGACCATAAGCGCTGCGACCCGCCAACGTTGGAAGAGACGCCCATTCAGGTGCTAGTGCTGCAACAAATTCAGGTGTTAAACCTTTTTTCTGCAGATAAGATAAACCGCCAAGACCAAGAGTGCGTTGGCGAGCAAGGTCAAGAGCGGCAATATCCTGCTCCAGCGGGCCAAACGAGCCGAGGTTTAATTTTTGCTGTTGTTGTTTCCAGGTTGGCGTAAGGAATTGATAAGCACCTGCTGCGGTGCTTCTTCCTCTCATGACTTTGTCTGGATGTTGCTGGAGATTTGGAGCCAGCGAACCACCAAACATTACGCGATAAGAATCAGCCCCACCGCGTTCAGTGCCTTCCGCAAAACGAAGCATTCTAAGCAAAGCCTGAGCTTCTGGTGTTTGCCTGAATTGTTCGTAAAATTTGCGGTCAGCCATATTAACAACCTCCTACCCAATTTGACTCCGCCTTGAGACCAGGAGCAAAGATAGTTTGCAGCGCAAGAACTAAACTGAGCTTGGTAGTAAGACGTTTGACAAAATTAGGACAGAGAATCATCGGTTTAAAGCAACAACACTGGCCTCCGTGAATCAAAGATTCGTTATCCAGCGGGTTGGACTTACATGCAGAGCAATGCCAAGAAATCAAATATTAGCTTGGTTTATAAGACCCTGGAATTTTTTAAGTAACTCTGGATCAAGATTGACTGCATTAGGACCAAATGCTTGAGTTGTACCAAATGAAGTAACTGCGGGAAGGCCTTGGGGAGATTCGACGCCTGGAGGAGGTGTTGTCAACAATTGCTGGGGAGTTGTGAAGCCAAACCCAGAACGTGCTGCATTACCAGCAACAACACCCCGAATCGCATCGTAACCAGATTGACCAGGCTTAACTTTTGCAGCAAGAGTGGGATTAGCTTTAGCCCACATCTGCATGCCGATATCCTCAGCGGTCTGAACTGCTTCTGGTGTGGCGCCAGGTGCAACAGCTTTTAGACGAGCAGCTTCATAACGTTGAAGTTCAGGGTCTTGCGCTGTCAATTGAGCGACGCGAGATGCCTCTTGTTGATAAGCGCGTTCTGCTGCGGAAGGAGTACTCGAAAAAGATTGTTGTTGAGATCCTGGGACATAACGCCCATACATTCCAGTATCTTGTGCTGTTGCCGGAATACTTGGACTTCCCTGCCGATAGCGAGAATAATAATTTCCAGGGATGCCTCCAAAAGCGGAATTTAAACCACTTAAAGCTCCTCCGAGGCCTCCCAGGAGTTGAGATGCTCTGGTTTGGAAAAACTCACCCTGTCCGAAACCAGGCTTTGTCATCATAAGTTCACCGCTAGGCTGCTGCCACCTACGGCCTTTACCTGGAACATTGATCCAACGACCTTCAGCCATTACCGCCAAACCTCATTTAAATAAAGACTAGAACCAACAGCCGTATCAGCTGGACCAGGTAATGCCTGGATAAATTCAGCGCCAGAACGTTCGTAACGGTAACGAGCCTGGAACGGATCTTTGTAATTAGGAACGTAAAGAATTTGGGCTAATCGATTCGTCTCGTAGAGATAGATTTCATCCCAAACCTTGAGAGCCTCCTTGGCATTACTTGACCGAATTGTACGGTCAACGTCACCAGCAATGCTCTCCAACCGAGTCGAAGGCGAAGTCGCCACTTCCGTCTTCTTCTCTGCTGTGTCACATCGTCCAATCTGGATGATGATTTTATTGTAGAAGTATGAATCCGGAATGGTATTCAGAGCTTCTTCCAGACGAGCGTAATCACCCGCTGGCACAGACACTGTGAAGTAGCCCAAATGATATCGGACTCTACTTTTATCGTAGTCGCTAAGCTCCACAGTCCTTCTTGCGTCTTAATTATTATAAATGGTATGAATTAACCTAAAATATTGGGCACAGTAAACGGATTTGATTGCAGGCTAGACGCAATAAAAGAATTCAAAAAATTCTGTTCTTGCGAAGGTTGGAATAATTGATTAACCAAGTCACGCTGTAATTTAGTTTCAAAACTTTCTTGTCGTGTTTCTCTGCCGCCAGCGCGCATACCTAAAAGAAGGCCTGTCAGCAGTGTTTCAAACTGATTCCCTTTTGCTTCGGCTGGAGCTTGCGCAGTTGTTGTATTTGTAAGATCAGATGCCTCTCCCAGGCTTTTCATGTGGCCGTAGCCAAGCTCATATTTTTGATCTGGCGTTAACCATGCTGCAACATTACCAAGACCACCTTGATCAGGTCTGGGGATGAATTTAACGTTTCCTTCGACAAAAATATCAGTTCCTTCTTTGCCTGCATAATCACGACCACGATGATCAGTACTGGCGTCAGGGATACCGGTATTTCGTGGACCCCAGCCAGATGTCATTGTAAGACCTGCGGCTGGGTTAAGAATCAATCCACCTTTGCCGTCATCAATATATTTAGGAACGCGATTTGGTCCGACCCTAACATTTAAAAATTTGCTTCTATGGATGCCAGGATCTTCGTATTGATTTGTCTCGAGATTTCTTACATACGCGTGAAGATGTGGGCCACTGGAAACACCCGTGGAACCAAGCTGTCCTATGCGTGTGATATTTGCCATGAATTAATTTTAAAATAAAAACCCCCAGAAAACTGGGGGTCATCCTAGTATGGAAACTTTATTATACTCGGATTAAGTCAGCGGCAAGAACTGCGTCCCAATCAACACGCTTAATCTGTTTCAGCTGTTCGAGGTTGTGAAACCTTTCACCCGACAAGGACATCTGAAGATCTTTAATCTCTCGAGCTGTCTTTAAGCCAATGCCTTTGATGTGATCAGCGATCATTTGGGCAGTGGCTGAGTTGATATTTAAGCGATGGTCGGGTGGGAATGTACGCGGCTCCTCTTTTGCTGCTTTATCTTTTACTTGAAGAGTCTTAACTTTTTTGGTTGCCTCTTCATCAGGTTCAATCTCAGTTTTGTAAACAGTGAAAAGGCGACCGTCCTGATCTTCGACCATGAACCAATCGCCTTGATCCCATTCGCTTACAACTTTGACACGTGCACCTGTTTTTTTATGCTGATAAAGCATTGCTGGAGAGGTTGTCATAAGGACCAGTATTTACCTGGTCCTAGTTTAACCTAATCAGCTGACGGTGCGGCCCAGCAGGTAGCCATCAATGTCCTCGTAGCCAGGAGCTTCGTCAGGCTGGAGGTAGCACACTTCAACCACGAAGTAACCAGTACGGCCAGCAGATGCGTCACCACTGGAGATGTACCAACCACCGGATGTGGAGGTAGCAGTTTGCGATTCACGGGCTTGCACGTAGAACTGAGCCGCACCAGTGATCTGCTTGTAGACGTTGGTAGGCAGAACACCCGTAGCGCCGGTAGCAGTCAGGAAGGGCTGAGTGCTATAACCAGCAGTGCCACCAGCGAAGAAGATTTCGCCATTCTGCTCACCCGAAGTAGTGGAGGTCAGGTTGGCCTGGGACACAGCCTCACCCACAGTGCCAGTCGAAGTCAGACCGGTGGCGAAGGTGATCACGTTGCCGGTAGCAGCGTAGATGCCAGAAGCAACACGACCGTCACCCCAGCCAGAAGCGACGGAGATCGTGGCGCGATAAATATAAGCAGGCAGTGTGGTGCTGCCAGAAATCACCATGCCGGTGATGTCGGGGCGAGTGTCGTCCTGGCGATAAGGCGAAGGAACAATCACTTTGCCGGAAGCAATGGCGCCAGCACCAGAGGTGGTGGTGACAGCCACATAACCACGCTGCTGGAAGTAGCGATAGCCAGGGACAGCCAGCACCGAAGTGGGGCCACCCTTGGAGCCATCATTAGTGCCGTTGTCGTTGGTATCAATGTTCTTGTACCAACCGTTCAGCGGCTCGGCCCAGTTACCTGGGAAGATTTTCTTAGCGGACAAATAGGTCATTTATTTTCCCTTTTGTGTAGATGTATTAGTTTAACGATCAGACGGTGCCGTCATCCTGCACAAAGCTAAACGCGGTCGTGACAAAATCCTTGTTCAGAATTTCAAAACCAGCGTAAAGTTGCCAAATAAGAATGATGAAACGGCTGAAATCGTCGTTGTTGTTGATGAGGACCTGAGCATTCGGACCACCGATACCAACACCCACAGACTGCGGGCCGAAAAAGTAACCTTGGGCAACTTCCTTGGAAGCATAAGTGGAGCCGCCATCAAACGAAGCAGTGACGTTCTTGGTCGGGAAGTTGGTGGACTCGAAGAACTTGACGCCTTCAAACTGCACACCGGTAGGCATGACAGGCTCGCCACCCAGGAAGTAGGCTTGGCCAGCCTGGGGACCCATGTAGAAGCTGGCGTTGTTAGGCATCATGGGGTTGCCCATGTACATGCCTTGACCAGGATTACCAGCGTAACGAGCGATCTCGCGGAAGTCTGGGTCACGACGCAGGTGCATCATGAAGGTAGGATCGCAGATGCAGCGATACAGACCATCGGCGAATGTCGGGACGTTGCGCTTACGCAGGTCCTTAACAATGGTCAGCAGGTCAGTGCGAACCTGGAACTGCTGAACTTCGGCAGTGTACTCAGCGGTTTCGTACTTAATACGACCGGAAGAATCCTTGGTCTTACCACCAGCAAAGTAGTAACCACCTTGGGTGGTGGAAGCGGCACCATTGGCTTCGGCTTTCGAGAGTTCGTCAAGGAACACCCGGTCGCGCCAACGGCGATAGTCGTCGAGCAGCGTCAGGCTACCGATCGACTGGTGGAACATATTAAGGTTGCCAGAGTCCAAGAGCAGGCGCTGAGCCGTGATCAGGGTCTCGCGGGCAATCTTAAAGGTGCTAGGCTGGGTCGGATCACCCGGATCAGCAGGGCCGGTGTACTCTTTAAGCACCACCAACACCTTTTCCTTTGTGATGTTACGGCTGTTGGCGGTACCGATTGTTTGATCGGCAATACGCTCACGGCTGTCCTTGGTGCCAGGGGTCCCCCAGAACTTATAGCGGTCTAACTGAACTGTTTGGCCAGGCTGACGAGTGAAGTCATGAACGACCACTGGCTCGACGGCCATCTCGGCAATGTAAGCAGGGTGGGGACGATAAAGTTCCGCACCTAAGATTTTTGGAAAATCGTTCTCCTGGTCTCTAGTCTCTTAGAGGGGTGGACTATCTCTTCATCCCTGTGGGATGCCGGACGCTAAATCTGGTATTACGTAACAAGGTCGTGTTACACCCAGTAGTCTCTGCACCTTCCAACCACGCTTGATTGGCTTGGCTCAGGATTACCCTCGTCTTTACGTTAGGGCTTCCCTGAATTCATCCGGTTTGCACCCATCGATTGCTCGGTGGGGTGACAACGTTGAGCGTTCAGTTGAGGTATGTTATGCTTTGGAAACTTGTTTATGAACAACATGGAACCAAAGCTTGTTCCTGGATTTGGTAATCTTTACTTAACGGAAGAGGGAAAAGCTTTTGAAAAACGACTTGATCCCGATAATCAAGAATATTTTCAAGAGATCCTTATTCGTTCCACCAGTGTTTATGACCGTATTTCAGTTCTTGTTAATGGAAAGAGAAAACGTTTTCATCTTCATGTCTTGATGGCTGTTGCTTTTTTGGGATTAGATCTGCGTTCTCATGGAACCAGTAACTTTTCCCTGCAAGTTGATCACAAAGATAATGACAAGAGAAATAATCGACTTGAAAATCTTGAGATCGTTACCAAACAAGAAAATTTAACAAGGGCCTGGGCAACGGGTTGTTACAAGAACAATGGTTTTGCCAGTAAAGGAAAACCGAAGAAGTCTTTAAGGAAGTTTTCTTCGGATGACGTGATTCAAATCAAAGCTTTAAAAGAGGCTGGTCTGTCGTATCGAAAGATTGCCGAAAAGTTTGATTGCAATCACGGAGCTATTTACCAAATCTTGAAAGGTCATACCTACCAGGATCTGAACTAGCTATCAATAAACACCTTGGTTTATCCTCCAGTGTCAGTGTTTTTATCGGGTGAAAGATAAAGACACATGTGTCTTATCTAACAAAAATTTTAGCAGACGGTGAACTTAAAAGTTACACATACTGCATTGTCGGCGTCTTGTATAGAGCGCCGGTAGAGTTACTAGAACCGTAAGATTCAGGGTCAACTGCTCCACCTTGAACAAAACCTGGAACACCCATAGAACCAGGAATCGCTCCAAGTGCCACACCACCGAGACCAGCGGTAAGAGCAGCGGCGGGAACAAGACCTGCAGCGGCAGCTTTGCCTAAAGAACGAGGGTTTACTTTACCCGCTGCTTCTGCAGCTTGTAAAAGAGCAGCTTGCCGCATGCCACCTTCTCGATTTTTTACCGCAGCATTAAGGAGCTTATTTTGCACGTCTTCTGGCATATATTTTCCAGCAAGACCACGTGCTCCCAATAAACCTGCGGCGCCGCCAAGTAAACCGGCACCAGCAGCAAGTGCGGCAGATCCTGGATCTTCACCTTGAGAAAGGGCATACCCACCAACGCCTAAACCGGCAGCGATGGGTACACCGTATTTAAGAGCGCCACGCATGGCCTCACTCCATCACAAAGAGTTTGTTTGCAACAACTTGAGGCTGAGCTTGGTTCAGGAGGCGCCAGGCATTACTGGGATCCATGTCCATTTGCTGCTTAAAGGTCCCCCAGAAGTTTTCAGGTTGCTGGGGAGCTGCTGCAGCAGGAGGAGCAGGGAACTGACCAAGTGCAGCTTGAACAGGAGCTGTGGGATAACCACGTGTCTCAAGTTGATCTTCGCTTTCGTACACGGGGTACGGACCTTCTGGACCAAAGAACTTCAGCGTGTAATCGCTGAGCACATCAGGATTGGTCAGAATTTCGTTGTAAGCCAGATTTTCTTGATGCTCGTTGGTTGCAAACGTTGCATAACGGCCGAGCGTTTCTTGGGCTTTGGTGCCCCAAGCAACGGCGCTATCCAGCATGCTTTCCAGCTGGAGAGCATAATTATTTAGAATTGCGGGTGCTTCGACCCCGTACGCGTTTACCACGTGGCGGGTTTCCGGGCTCCACTCCAGGAGATTGGCCACGTCCTCCAAGGATTGAATCGAGGAGGTTTGGGAAGAGCTGGGCGAGTAAGCCTGGTTGGGTGACCAGGTCTGCGTCGCCGATTGTTGCGTAGCTGGGCTGCTGAGTTGCTGGCCGTAGTTCGCTGGTGCGTACTGTGGAGTCGGAGCTGACGGTTGACCCTGGAACGGGGATTGAACTGGTGCGCTCAGAAGGTTCACCACCTTGTTGAACGCCGATTCCCATGGATTGCTGCTGGCCTCCGATTGGGATTGGGGGGCGTACTGCGTAGGGGCTGATTGGTAACTGGGGGCCGCCTGCGGAACTGCCTGGGGGTAACTGGTACCCACCTGATACGCCACTGGAGCTTGGCTCGGCGCCGCCTGGTAATTGGTCGGAGCTGGAGCCACGTAGCTGCTTGGAGCCACCGCTGCCGGGACTTGGCTCGTCTGTGGGATCGATTGGACGGTAGCGTCCTGCATAACTCATCTCCTTTTGTAGAGCTTCTAAAGTTCGATACAGATATGGCGTTAAATCCAATCTTGGGTCCGCAGCCATCGGAAGATCCGGTGCTTGCGGGTGGGGAGTCTGCATCATGCCCCCCACTAACTTGGCAAACGCAGAGTAAGCACCCTGTAATTCGTTTACCATCCTGAAAGGGAACCCAGATAACATCTCGGCTCGTTCCTCATCCGTCTTGGACGGGAAGAGGTATTTCAATGCTTCAATGCTATCAACACCTAATTCCTGTAAATTTCGGACAACAATGGAGTTGTTAAGGATATCTTGAGTTGAATCCTCATAAACAGGACCCATCCAACGCCATAACACTGTTACATCGCCATCTGGAATTAAACCAATGACACTAGGTGGAATTTGCTGTGTTTCCACACAGGCCATCATAAGTTCTTTTAGTTGATCGTTGTATTGCTTCATTGCTCCTTCATAAGCAGCTTCTTCTTCCGGTGAAGCATTAGGGCCAAGATCCAGGGGTTTTTCTAATTTGGCAGCAGAAGCAAGTGTTGTCTTAAATAACTGCTCTTCTTGGTAAATGATTAACTCAAGACAACGACAAATGCCATGGGTGTAAATAGCATTTGCTTTTTTCTTGGATGTAGCTGCCACACGTCCAAATAGTGATTTGTACTCAGTTGCAGTTACGCCAGCAGAGATGGAAAGCTCATCAACACCACCAAGAGCTGTGCGAATTTCTTCTCGATACTGACGTGCAAATGCGTTTTGGTCACCAGTGATTGCATCTGGAACAATGTAACCAACGCGGTCGTTAGGCTCCAGGTTTGCGATAACGCGTGGAACCCGTATCTGACCATCAATGCTACGACTGACTGGATCAGCCTTAAACATCGAACGGCTTAATGTAGAAGGACTTGTGAAACCAGAATTCGCTGCAATAGATGGACGCTGAACAACTGAGTCACCACCCGACTCCATAAGATCGGTCTTTGGCCTGGAAGAAAGAAGAGTCGGATTGCCAAAGAATGTAATGTTTTTGCGCATGGTGCGCATTAATTCATCATGCGTGCAAATATGATTCGCCATTGCATCGAATTCACCAACGCCTTCAAACGAGAAGCCTTGGGGATTGTTAAAAATCTCAACGCAGGGAATAAAACCTAAACTGTTTTTAAATTGTTTTGTTTGCCCAGGCATTGCGTAGTTGGGCATTTCAAAAGAAATTTCACTATCGGAGTGAGTTTCTTCGATTTCCCTTGCTTTAATTGACAGTCGAATATAACGTTTTGCTCCGGGGCTATATGTGCTTTGATTGCCGGTTAAATTCGTCGTTGTTAACTGATCACCAAAACCGTTGGCTCGGCGTATTTTATAGCTGTAGATGATTACAACTTCATCAAGCTCGCCATCAACGTTGTAATAGGTGCGATATTCATGCTCACGAAAGTAGTAAAGGCGATAATTTTGTTGTGTAGGTCGGATATAAAACAGTCCTTTACCATCACACAAAAAGTATTCCCAGATGGAATCCAGACGTGTATCCATCTTGTTGTACTTCAACACACGGTCAAGAAAGTCCTTGCGTTGTGCACCGAAGTTATCTTGTGACGGAAAAAATTCAACTCCTTGACGAATGCCAAAGAGTTTCATCTGAGCAATATGGGACGCAACAATGCCCGTATCAACAACGATATCGCTGTCTTTATCCAGATATGCATTAATGATTTCTTGAAGCCGGGCTTTAGCGTCTGCCATTACTCGTGTTCTTTATTCTTTAATGTTAACAGTTTCAAGAAACGTATTTATTTTGAAAGCCCATTGGAATTGTTTGGCCCAGTTGAGGACCCGCAAAAAAACCGGCGTTTCCCATAGGAACTTGACCGCCATATTGCTGATACGCAAGAGGCAGCTGTGGGCCACCAGGCATAATGCCACGCCTCATCAACTCATCATTAAGCTGTTGATTTTGTTGAGTTCCGCCTTCGTATAAACGCTTTAGCTGTTCACCGGAACGCCCACCAAGCGCACCTGGGGATCGGTTAATTTGCCAATTTACATTGCCACCCGCGATTAAGTTACCTGGTGCGCCAGGGACATTTGATTCGCCTGCGTAAAACATGCCCTACACTCTTCAATCCTTTTATTTTACTCTTCTATGACTTCATATCCGCTGGCGTCATTTACTTTTGTCAGGATGATTCCAGAGCCACGAACATCCCACTCAAGTACATCGCCTTCTTCCCAGCCCAGCTCTTCAATTACTTCATCAGGAAGAACAATATACGAATCTCCGTTTTCGTCTTCTTGAACTTCAAGAATGTAACTCATTTTGACAAAAGCTTTTCCATAAGCTTATCAAGCTTATTGTTGATTTCGCGAAAATTGTCGTGCATTTCTTGAATTTCCCTTAAGAAGTCAACCTTAAGGACGTAGTCAAGTGGCATGCGGTTAATTTGATCTTCAAGTAAATCAATACGACGTTTTTGCGAACTTGTATAACTCATGGCTTGTTGAATCTGATCAGTTTGACGATTCAAAATCTTATTGGCTACCCACGATCCGCCTGTGACCGCAGAAATAATGGCACTTAGACCAATAGCTAAATACTCGGGTCCCACTGAAATACTGCTTTTTTTCTTATTCTAAAATCAGTAATCAAGATGCAATTGACCTTTGCGTGCTAAACCGGTAACAAGCCAGACCAAGGCGTCGACGCAATCGTCGTGACTGCTGACACCAAAGTTAGTCAACTCATCGAATAACGTTGTGAAATTACGGAAACGATTAAAGATAATTTTGCGGTCTTCAAACATGCCCATAATGCCACGGAAGCGTGCAAGTTTATCAGCGCGGAATCCTTTGACAGGATGCCAAATTAAGTTGTAGAGACCTTCGTTATTTAAACAGACACGTTTAAAGTCAGCCTCAAGAGAAGCCTGGTACTGAACCGCTTCACTCCAGATGTCACACGTTGAATAAGTAGGGAAATAATTACCGTTGTCATCCTTGCCGACAACAGACCAATCGTTAAGAAGCTCTTTGAGGGCATCTAGTTTTTCAAGATTACCCATCACGCGAATACGACGGTAATCAATAATGTGTATCTGGTCGCCAATGCGACCACCAAGAACCATCACGGTGTAATCATTTTTTTCTTTAGTGCCAGCGGATAAGTCAACCCCAATACCAAGCGCATCAAACTCCGTTGCGATTTCCGCTTTGATAAGAAGTTCTGGTGCCAACGACAGCTCGTTTTGTCTGACGATTTGATTCATGTACTGGAATGAGAAAGCAATCGGTGCTTGCCGGCGCTTCTCCCTGAGGTAATCAACGGACCACATCTCAGGCCAGTACGAAATCTCCTCCCCTGTTTTGGGATCGTTGATCAAAGCAGAGAGAACAATCTGCGTCCAGTTGTTTTGCTCGTTGAATGTGGTGGCGTGAATGTCATCATGACGAAATCTGGTACCAAGACAGATTGCTCGTCCGCCTTCAAACATGGTGGGAGCAATCACCGCATTCCAGTTCTCCTGCATCATCTTTCTGATGTCAGGGTTCGCAATGTCTGCAGCAGATTTGATGGCGTCATCAATGATGATCAGTTGGCTTCGTTTGGAGGTCACGGAGCCTTTAAGACCAGCTGCACAGAGTGTGAACTGTTCTTCACCGGTTACATCGATGCCAGCAAATTTGTGGTCAATTGACCAGTACTCATTACTGGTTACATTTTTCAGAAGACGTACTGAAGGAAAGACTTCTTGATATCGCTTGCTTTCGATAATTCGCTTGATGGTTGCCGACTTGGATCGAGCAATATCAACCGTATAAGAGAGGTAAAGAATCTGTAGTGGTTTCTTGGCTTGAGTATGGATACCAATAGCCCATGCCGTAAACAAGCCCAGGATTGTGGATTTAGCTGAGCCCCGTGGAGCAAGAAGATCAATATTGGGACCAGCAATCTTTAATAGACAAGAACTATCTTCGTTTGTGACAAAGTGCCGATGCCACTCTTTATGATGTGAAGCTGGTGGTTTGTCAGCTACATAATCACAGAAAAAGCCAAAGTCTTCTCGAGCTTTTTTTAAAGACTCAAGGTTGCGTTGTGGCCTGATTTGTTGCCTGCGTGCAGCAGCTTGTGCATTACGCCGATATGCAAGATGTTGATATGCAGGCACAACAAGAAGTATTCAATGATTACTGAATACTAACTTATTTTTCTTCTGTTGGTTTTTTACCTTTTTGTTCTTTATATTTACGTGCCTTGTCCAGGGCTGCTTTGTGCTTTTGCTTGTCCGACATTTCGCTGCCGTCCTCGTTCTTCGCTTCCTTTTTCTTGAAGTGCTCCAGGAGCTGGGGCGGCATTTTGTTCTTGCTCATTTTGTTTGCTTGCCATTAAGGCATTCATTACATTTTGACCTTCTGCAACTTTGTCAACAACAGGGTTAGGCCGTTGGAAATGAAACAACCGCTCGCGATTTTTTTGAAGTTGACGCGCAACATCAAATAGTCTACCTGCAATATTTTCTCCATATTGAGGTTGTTGAGGCGTTTGGCTCATTACTCTTCAAGTTGCATGTGAGACCATACGCTCATTGCTGCTTCCTCAAGGGGGACCTCAATTGGGTCATCCTTAAAGATAGTCAACAATTCACGAATAGCACGATCAGCTCCAGCCATAAGCAGGCCTTTGCGATCTTTGGTCGATGTAAACAATTCTACCTGAGCGATTGTTCCACGGAGTTCTTTTTGCATGGAAGCAATACGCGCCACGCCTGCATCACGTTTAACAATGCCGTTATCAACGTCTTCTCTTAATTTACGAATATCTTCCTGCATCTCAACAATTTCATTCAAAAGCACAGAACGGTGATCGGGCTTTGGATATTGACTTTGTACCCAAAGATCACAACCGGAGATGCTGCCACCATAGCCAAGAAACCGGGCGTAGAGATAACACTCAATAACAGAGTAATTATCTTTGCAAAAAGCATTGAATGTTTCTTCTGTTGGTGCATCAAGATTTTCGACCCATTGGTCGAAGATCTCAATATCGATAAGCTCTTTGGGCTTGTGCGTAATCTCTGGCTTCGTCCGACTGACTGAACTCTTGCCTTTGTGCTGCGGTTTCACGTTCTTGTGCACCAGCTTCCCTCATCTTTTCTTTACTGGATCCAACGGAAACATCCTGGAAGATCTTGACAGCAGACGCGGCTTTGCGAGCTTTGTCCTCATCAAATAATAAATCATATGGATCGGGATTTAGCTGAGAGTCAAACGCTCCAGGATCTTCATACGCCATGATAAATACTCTTATTTGTTTTCAGACACAGCGTCAAAAGGCTCCTCTTTATCAGCTGTGTCTTTTTCTTTCGTTTTATCGCTATACTTTTGCTTTGCATAACGATAAGCAACATCCGCCGCTTGTTGATAGCGGCGTAAATCTGTTGTTTCACCAGAATCTAAATTTTTAGAATCCATTGATTAGAAGTTTGCCATCATATTGGCAAGGCCTTGAGTGACAGTTTGACGCTGAACTTGACGACCTTTTTGGGCACCTTGACGAAGCTTGGAAGACTCAAGACGATTAATTAATGTGTCAAAGTCTTGAAGCTCAGCTTTAGACATGCCACCGCCGTATTCGCGGTTTTGCAGTTCGTTATAGAGCTCTTGGGCTTCAGCTGCGCCCATCCCCCCTTGAGTTAAGGAAGCTACGGAAGGAATGGCACCACGGTTTGGCTGCGTAAAAGAATAAGCCATTATTAACCCTAAAGGTTTACAACTATATTTTAACGCCTGTAATTAAAAATTAAAGGCGCCCATCAGACTACTAAACATCTCGGAGCCTCGCTTGATCCTTTGCATTTCACGATAACCTGAATTAACAATTTTCTGTACGTCCAACTTACCTTGAACTTCTTGTGCTCCAACTGCAAGATTATTTTCGTTGATTAATTTTTGGCGTTCGGTGGCACCTGCCTGCCTAATTTCTTCGATTTGTTTATCAACGCCTTTTCCGTAAAAACCAGTTGCAGCTTGAAGTGTTGCAAAATCAACTTGACCTGGAGTTGTGGTGCCGTCAATGGTAGCCGTTAAAGGATTTGTAGACGCATAACCAAGATCAAAAGGCCCTACTTGAGTTGAAGAGCTTGTATTATTAAGAACAGAATCAAAAGAAGAAGTTTGAGAAGGCGAATAAACAGACTGATTAGCTACTGACGATGAAGCAGGCGATACGTAAGCGTTGTTTGCAGCACGCTCTCTAATTTCCGACTTGGGAACATCAAACTGAGCTGCAAGCTGTTTAATTTCTTTCTTTGTTAATTCACCGCCACTTTTTTCGGCTTGTTTGATCTCTTTTTTAATGCCCATGTTAACCTCTATTTGCGTTCTTAAGTTTAATTAATATTAAGTTGTGCCGAGCACGCTGCCAAGCATTGATTGAGAAATTTCTTTTGCTTTGGCAAGATCAAAGTTAACCATGCCGCGCCTTAGTGTGCCATCTGGATTGCGTTGCATGTTTCCATATTGTGATTCCCAGGCAATGTCGTAAGGTGTTTTTGCTTTACCAGATGCAAGTAATGAGCGTCGAACTTCAGTGCTAAATGCTTGAGGACTGCGGATATTTTGAGATTTTGCAATATTAATTAAATTTTGAAAATCGGACTCAGGAAGATTTAGACCTTGCTCTCCATAGGCTTGGGAAGCAAACTCGCGATATGGACCGCCTTCCCAATCAATTGGTTGTTTATAACTACGGCGAAGAGCTTTATCAATAAATTTAGAATTAGAATAACGACCTGCCAGCGACTGAAGATATGCTTCTCTGGAGCCAGGGTCTGTATATGTTTTAGCTTCAGCTTTAATGGCTTTACGTGTTGATTTGGGAGCAACAACTTGTTGCATACCATAGTCTTCTAACGCCGTCATTAACGGTGACGGCTCATAGGTAGGCACACCACTGCCGCCGATAGCGCCCCCTAAAAATGATCCTCCTGCACTAAGGCCTAAGCCAAGTGCACCCATTGTAAACGGATCCATTTATCCGATGTCGTCTATTTTTTTATTTTAACTGACAATAATTTAAGCGACAAAAGCACCAAAGTCTCCATATTTACCCGCTAACGCTGGCAAGTTTTCACGCAAACGAGCTTGACGGTACGGACCAGCATTTGCTTGGATTTGTGCAGCACGAATGGGATCGTTTAAAGAACGAAAACGATCAATATTTTGTGCAAGCATTCCCTGGCCAAAGTTAGCGCCGAACATTGCGTTCTGCGCTTCATAGGTATTGGCAAGAGATTTATTCATGGCACCCTGCTGCATGCCAGCCATAACAGAGTTTGCACCCGTGCTTAGGGCCATCATGGGACCTAAACCCTGGAACAAACCTTGTCCACCACCAAAGGATCCATAGTCAGTGCCAGCAAAACCACCGACGTTTAAGTCAGTGCCGCCAAACGGACTATCAGCTAAAGCCCCGCCAATATCAAAAGCACCCGCCGAATCAATTGCAAAAGAAGGATCTAAGAAATAATTCATGATCAAAGACTTACATATTGACGGGGAGTAAAGAAGGAGGAAGGGCGCCCAACCGTTTGAGAAATTGCTTGCAATGTCTCAGGAACATAATAATGCTGAGCAGCCATTGCACGAGAGAATTTATTAGGCATATCAAGGAAGTTTGCAAATAATGCAGACTCCATCCCAAGACGCTGGTTTTCTCGTGCCACTTCCTTTTGATAGGGTCCCAAGATACCAAGAATTTCTTCAAGTTGTTTTTTAGTATTTGGTTTTTCTAGTTTGGTAAGAGCGTACAACCCAGCAATGTTGGAATCAATGCCAAGATCTTTGAGTGTTTTTGCGTACTGAGAAAGTTTATTTGTGTTTGCCAGTAAATAATCTTCCTCTTCTTGATCAAGAGCACTTTGCCCAAAACCAGCTGTATTAATTGTTCCGCCGTAATTAAAAGCCATGTTTATCACCCAAAGCGAATTTGAGGGGCCTGGATTGTGGCGCCTGCATACGGATTAGTTGTTAAAGCGGTTTGGGCTAAGCCATAATTACCAGCTTGTCCTTGTTGTGCCATCGCACCAGCAGTGGCAAGAACACCAAGCTGACCTTGAATTTGACCTTGAAGAGCCATTGCAGTTTGATAACGTGCAAAGTCATTCATCTTGGCTTTTTCAAGTTCTGGAGCCATAGCTTTATATTGCTGCAGCATGGCTTGATTTTGGAATGTCGTTAAATCTTGTGTGGCTTGCATGCGAATTGCAAGCTCACGATTTAAACTATCCAAGTTTTGACTCATTAACTGGCCACGCATGGCCATCTGGGTACTGAATTCTTGCTCTTTACCTTTAGTTGGTTTACCTGTCAAAGATTGACGGGCAGATTCAGCACCAGAGGCAGCCGCACCTGGAAGTAGCGCACCAAGGCCCATCAAACCAACGCCAGCAACACGTGCAATGGGATTTGGGATCATTGCAAGGCCTGTACCAACCGCGCTAAGGGCGCCTGGAGCCAAGGCGCCAAGAGCACCTGTGGGACGGCCTTCGTTGATCTCCGAGAGAGCAGTTGTTACACCAGGGATCAAAGAGGCTGCACCAAGAGCAGGAATGGCGTACTTACCTAAAAAAGCCTGAGCACCCTGAGCACCTCGTTGAAGTTTTTGCTTGAGTTGTTCACGCGTTTGGTTATTAGCAGCAGGAGTTGCAGCCGCAACTGGATCTACATTGACCCCAAACATACTGTTTTTTGCAGTGATGCGATCAATGGGAGTTGATGGTCCCATCATCCCTTCCATTGGAAACGCATAGTTAACGGCCATTTTTTCTATTCTTTTATGTAAGTTAATTTTATCAGTCTAAACACAAAGGTGTTACAGCGGTTTCATCGCTTCGTACTGAGCAGTAGTTGGTAACTGTTGTTCTGCTGGTTTTGCTGCAAGTGCTGCATTGGCCAAGTTACCTAAAATTGCACCAGCTCCAGCGCCTGTTACCGCACCCGCTAAACCACGGCGGAAAGCATTTTTAACAAGAGGTGCAGTACGAATAGCTGCTCCGGCGCCGGCAATTCCACCGATCGCAGTGGTAACAGATGGAATTGTAATTGGATATCCAAGCATTCGGGCCTCTGGTACACCTTCAAGATTTTCAGGCGTTACTTTAAGAATACCAAGAAATCCCTTGTCCTGGTAATAGTTACGCAAATAATTGCCGTAGCGTTCTGGCGTTAAGGAAGGAATTTCTTCTTGAGCTGTTTCATACTTTAGAGGACGTCCTGTACGTCCCAAGAAAAAACGTTCAAACAATTCTGTAACAGGTTGAGTTGTTTCACGTCGATCTTCGGAACCTTCTTCTGCATACGTTTGAGCAAACCCTTTGGGCCTAAACATTTCCCCTGGATTTGTGATGTTGTAAGCACCGGAAAGCGCAGTGGCAGGAATTGCAATGCCTGCGGTAATCAAACCTGTTTTTGTTGGTCCCAGGGCACGGTAAGCTTCTTTGCCGATAGCCGTTTCTGATGCAGCACCCATGATGGCAAGAGGGTGGTTATAACGCCAATAAATGCCCCTGGTGCCATCATTAGTTAGATCGGTGAGCAGACGTGCTCCAAACGCACCAACTGCTTGAACCGGCGTTTCTTTCATGGAAACGCCCAACTTATTTAACTGTTGGTGATAAACGTCGCGTGTGCCGCGAATTTGTTGAGTTGCTTGACTGACACCAGGAATATCTTTCAGGATACTTGGATAACGTTCACCAGCAAGATAAGCTTTCCTGCTGGCTTCTGCACTTTTGCGAGCACCTTCAAGTAATTCGTCTTTTGCAGTGCCGATTGTATTTAAAAGCTGTTGAAACATATCACATCATCCGTGGGTTAAGAGCACTGATTAACTCTTCTTGCTCTTGCGGTGTTAAGTGTTGCATCCAAGAACTATTGGGAACTTGATTTAATAGCTGTTGAAATTGAGCCTCTGGTAATTGATATTGTGTCCCAGGAGATAAAGATGCAATTTCCTGCTCGAGAGGCAGGTTGTTTACTAAAGAACGCTGAAGAATTTGTTGTTCAATTTGCTCTTGTTGTCCACCATAAATAAGTGGAGCAGTAACGTAACTTGTACCAAGAGAAGCTGCGATATTTAAGGGAGTTTCAAGCTTGCTAGTTTTATTAACTGTATTGACTTCACCGGTATCTAAATCTTTAATTCGTTGAGTTGAGTAGCTTTTGGGACGTAATTTACGCAATAAGCCAATAGATCCAGCAGAAGCCGCTGTATCCAACAAACTAGATGCAGCTGCCTGTCCTGGTGAAGCGCCACCAAGAAGGGATACAAAACCGCTAAGTGCCCCACTGGTTAAAGCAGGAGCAGCAATTTGTTTTAGTAGTTGTCCAAATGCTACCCCTGCAGCCATGATATCTTTTTCTTTTTATTATAAGACTATGCTGATTCTGGATTTTTAATTGGCTCACCCTTTTTATTTGTTTCTTCTTTAGTTAAAGTTTTATCTGTGTTGTTTTTATTTTCCAAAAGTTGAGCAACTGAACGATTGTCTTCAGTCTCATTTAATGCACGTTTTTCAGCGGCAGCCATCATGTAACCCCGTGGATCTGGGTTGGCAACACGAGGCATTGGATTGGTTGTTTTTTTGTCTGGATTCATGGTTGGGCTAATGCGATAGGCATCCATCCAAATAGGAGAGTACCCAGGTTGTTCTTCTGGTCTCAATGGCGTCAAAGGACGACCTTCGTTAAAGTCGTAGCTTTCATTGCGTACAAAACGTCCAATATTGGCAAATACTTCGTATTGCTCTGGTAGATCACCAACAAAGTTAAGACTGGGGTTTAAAGATAATTTGCGAGTTTGAATTCGACGCAATAAGTCGGACTGTTCAAAGCGACTCGGCATCCACGGTGCAGCACCAGTGGAAGCTTTAGAAGCAAACGAGTCATCAAAGTTAAGCTTCCGTTTTTTAACAAACGGATCTTTGGTGTAATCAATATACCTGTCTAGCGCCAGGCGATGATCTTTAGCCATTACTTATTGGATTTTTTCTTCTTATGTAATCCTACTAACGTTTTACGTAAGTTTGCTTGTTTAACAGTTTTTTCGTCGTATTCATCTGGATTTGCAAGAACATTCTCCTGGAGTTGAGCAGAGGTAATGCCTTTACGTTTAGCTTTAGCCGTAAATGCACCCTCTTTCATATCCATGCTCTGGATCCACTTTTTATTTTTCTTTTTTTCTTCAGCCATAGTTAACGATTACGACGTTTACCGGCACGACGACCAGCTTGCGCCATTAGTTGTTTCATTACCACTTCCATATTGGAAGCCCCTGGTTGATACTCTAATTCTACCAAACTTGGAGAAGGCACATTAATTTGAAGTTGTCGTTCAGGATATTGATAATCACCACTGAGAACACGCGATGCAGGTCCCATGGCAGCGGCGGCTTGTCCTGTATATGGATTTTGAGTGCGAGCAAAAGAACCTGGAGAACGCACTTTTAAACCAACCGGTTTTGTTTCCATGCCAGAACGTATTTGTGCCATTTGGGCTCCCAGAGGAGTACTGCTTGCTCCAACTATTTCAGCGGCAGGGATGCCAAGACTTTTGGCTTGTTGCATAACTTTACGTTGAGACGCAGTGTCTACGCGGGGAGCAAAAAACGCTACGTCAACATCAGCTCCTTCATCACCAACGGTCATAGGATCTATACCGCCTCCTCCGCGAACGTCGTAACGCCCTGGAATTGGCCGAGGCTCTCCCTTTTCTGTTTCGTATTGAACGTAACCACCTTGGAAAATGGCCTTACCAGTATTTGGATCTCGTTTAACAATACGTTTTCCTTCTGGATCTAAAGCATAAGGTTTTCCATAGACAGGTGTATCTTTTGTAGTTTTGCGCAAATCAGTTACAAAAGCATGAGCAGCTGCTGGATGATAAGGATTGCCAGTTGTTTTACTAATTTGTTGTTTAAGAACAGGAAGATCAATTCCTTGATTTATTAGTGCATTATCAAGGTGCTGAATTAAAAACCCCTGATAATCAAGAGGCGTGCCAATCTCGGATAACAGTTGTCCGGATTGAATGCCAGTAGCAAGTGCGGCTGGATTATGTGTCTCGAAATAAGCTTTTTTAGCTGTGGAATTATTGAAATAAAGATCGTTACCTTGTTCAATGATACTTTGAAGTTTTTCGCGAGATAATGTTAAGTTTGTAAGTTTTTCACTGCCAAGTTTATGGTAACCAAGAAGAGTGCCATCCGGTTTCGTAAGTTTAGTTAAACGGTAACCAACCAAAGGTTCCTCGCCTACAACTTCTTGACCTGATGTCTCATATAAACGATTATCAGATCCTTTTACAACTTTGTCTCTATAAGCAGTCAAAGGTTGAGTTGAGACTGCATTAGAAACATGAGGAACAGAAGGTTGATAACCACCAACCAATTTAGAACCTTCAACATTAATGTCTGAAGTTTCAAGCACACCTTGCCGTGGAGTACCAATTCGACGGCTCGCGCCTTCCAATCTTAAACGCCCTGTTTCAGGATCAATAAAGAAACCTTGGGCAACATCCCCTTCCAAAGTCATGCGTGTAGGAAGGACAACATCAAGTTCACGTTCTTGACGCAGTGAACCAGATGCCATGGCTTCTGCATTAGACACTTGTCCTGGAACCATTGTTGTTCCTTTGTTTGTGCGCTCTTTAAATGCACGGGTTTCTACAAACCCGCCAGGACCCTCAACATCTCCATAATCAGCAGCATTGGTATCGTAATCACTGGTGCGACCGCGTTGTGTATTAATAGCTTCAAGATCCGGAGAAAGATCAATATCATAATTTCCAGTGCGTGGATTATACGCAAGAACGTCTGAACCAAATTCACCAATTACTTCTACATCTCCACGACCGGTCATGCCTCCACCCGCTTCTGGCACTTCATAAGTTAAATTGCGCCCAACACGACCACCACGTTCAGACAATGTTGTCCCAAGAAGATCTGAAACAGCTGAAGTAGGAACTTCTGGATCCAAAAGAGCAGCAATATCTAGCTGCGTCATTTGGTCCATGGTGCCGGGGCGATAGTCACTTGCAGATGCAGAAATACGATGGAAAATTTCTTCTTGTGTTAAACCAAAGTGAGGACCAAGTTTTTGCAACGCACGTGCATTAGTAGGAGCTTTACTTTTTTGAGCAGCAAGCGCTTCTTGAGCAAGATATGCAGCACGTTGTTCTGTGGCCTCTGAAGTATTGAGTTCAGTTGCTGGAGCAGCAACACCGCCAAACTCCAACATTATTTTTTGTTGTCTTGGAGTTAAACCTGTTTTTGTAAAATTAAGGTCACGTTGTGCAGGTTGTGTTGTAACACGTGCAACTGCTTGGTCAATGCCAGTGTCATTTGCTTGGTTTTGTTGAGCAACAACTTCAAGATCAACAGTTGCTTGAGGAATAGCTGCAGTTTCTTCATCGCGACGCAACTGAAGAAGAACATTTTTGGCACGTGCTTTTTCTTGTGATTCAACACCCTGAACCACACGAGCAGCACGCCTCATTTCAGCTTGTGCTTCTGGTGTTAAAGAATATTCCTCAGCTTCTTGCAGTTCTAAACGTTTTTGAAACTCCGGATCATTAATAAAGGCATTTAGATCGACTGTGGCCTGTGGGATAGCGGCAGGTGGCGTTGCAACCTTTGATGGTTTAACTTCCTGCTCAAGCTTGGAATACACCTCTGCAGACGGCGGAGTTGCAGCTTGAGCAACGTAAATATCGCTAGGTTTAGGCGTACGTGGTGAAGAAGGAATTGGTTGACGCGTCTTAGTGCCACGACCACCGAGTAAATATGCACCACCAGCTAAAGCACTGAGTCCAAGAGCAGCAAGTCCCAGGATTCCAGGGAGATTTGACTCTTGTTGTGGTGCACGCAGCTGATTGCGACGAAATTCAAGTACATCAGGCACTAATTCAGCCCGTTCTTCAGGATCTTCTGGCACTGGCACTCCAGTTGCACGGCTATACGCATAAAAATCTGCAGGTGCCAGGGCCATAGTTACTGTATGGTTTGCTATACATCTTTGTGATTTAATTTTAGGTCATAAAAACGCAATAACATGCGTTAAAGTAGTAACAGAAAGACAAACTTGGTTTTGATTAAGGGCGCAAGACGGAAATGAACCCTAAAAATCGTGCAGAACGCGTTATTGCAATAGATGCAATTGCAAATGAAGCGCAAAAAATGGCGGAAAGTGGGGCAGATGCGTTGGATGTACAAAAATTTACGATTGGCGCCAGGAAAGAATTGGCAAAACAACGGCCAGACGTTGAAAATTACTTTGATGCAGCAGTTGCAGCTAAAAAAGCAAAAGATAAAAGTTGAATAAGTAAAAACAACCACAAATTAAAGGTCAGCCGGGGATAAAACCCCGGCTTTTTTTGTATCAAAACTTGGGTAAAACTATATAAATACATACACTGTTTCGGTTTTACTTCAACAAAAGCGCCCTATATAGGTCAAAAAAGGGTAAAAAATTACCTGACGCTTCTACAACACCCCTCGCGAAGTGAAATACGGGAAGAAAAAAAAGAATAGCGGGGTAGGTAAGTAATTGAACGGGGGCTGCGCATCCGTAACACGCAGAGTACCATCGCGTTTAGTTCAATGCAAGCACAGAAGACCAAGCGTTGGCAGTACGACTGGCGTCGTAAGGTAGGCGAGCGTCCTACATCTGAGAATGCCGAGCTATTCCACCAGTATGTGGAGTATGCGTACCAGGCGATCGAGGAGTTTCAGCACGCAGCGTTTCCTTACTCCGACGTCAGGCAAGTATGCCAACCACAGTATCTCTTCCAAGTGGTAAGTGACATGCGAAGCGATAAGCTGAGCATGCGCATTTATCAGAACGAGGAAGGACTGAAGTTGGTCGTTATCCACAGCGTAGGCTGACGGTTACCTCTTCCCCTGGGCAACCAGGGGTTTATGTAGCCCTCAACACCTGTTTTTTCCCCATGAAATGTCAGGATTTCCTCACATGCGAGGGGAATTGCGCTCTCTGGCGCTGTAGTTACATATAAGACGGTGGCGCAAAGTATAGCCACATAATATCCGACGTTAGAGGTCGGGATTAATCGGGGGCTGCGCATCCGCAACACGCAGAACATTCCATTGCAATTGACACCATGACTTATTGGTTAGTTACAGCTGACGAAGGTGATTACACCATGAAGCGCCTCTTTGCCACACAGGAAGAAGCCTGTATGTGTGCATGGCGCTGGGAGGATGATTGTCTTGACAACATCCACATGGAGAAGGTAGAGCATCCTGCGTCATGGGATGACATTCCGTTCTGAGTACCAGGCGTGATGCCGGGGGATCGAATCCCCCACTCAGTATTGCCCTCAGCGGAGATGGGCACCGCACAACAGGAGTTTCCTGTGATTACGATCATTGGTTTAATTCTTATAGCGCCTTGCGCTGTTGATTTAATCCGTAACAAACTTCGTAAGTGATGTATTTCATTATTCTTAACGGTCAACAGTACCGTCAATACTCAGCTAATGAGTACCAAGAAGCTTTGGAAGAAGCTGCACAATTGGATCACATTTATAACTCACCTGAGTTAAATGATGGGATCCAGGGACATAACGACATTCAGCTCCTCACCTTTGATGAGATGATGAAGTTGGACAGTACATTGGTACTCTGAATCCTGCTCTGGGGCCACACGGCCCCTCAACAGGACTCAACATCCTGTATCCACCAGCTCAACTCAACATGTTTATTTATCAACCCACAGTCAATGCCACCGACCGTGTTGTGTGGTATGGAGGTGAGTCTACTCAACTTCACTATGAACAACAGGTAGATGGATGGGACGGCAGTCCAGATTGGATTGATCGTTCCGTCCGTACTCTTGGAGGTGGCGTTCCACAGGGCGTGTCAGAACTACACACAGAACTTGTGGACTTTTATAACTATTGTCAAGTGGGTGCACTAAACACCTAGATTGAGTCCTGCATCAAGCCCTGAGCAATCAGGGTTTCTTGCAGGACTCAACATCCTGTATTCCAAAGCTCAACACCACACCATGACTGCATTACACATCAGGAAGAACATTGCTTCTGTATTGATTAACACTGCGGCAGCAGTAGAGAATGCCAATGTTAATGGCATCAAAGAGAAGCTGAACGAATACAGAATTCGTACAGCTGCACTCATCATGCCCAACGATATGGCATTCGTTATCACACCTAAGGAGAACATCAAGTGAACAATCACTTCACACATGCTTGTCTTGCAATGGTCTTAGGTGTTGGTTCAGGCATACTTTTGTCTGTAGCAGGACAGAAGATGTTGAATCAACACACTATCAAGACCTGTCCCAGCAAGCCTGGTCATCAACTTGTGATGATTTCAGGGTTTGTTGGTGACGCATTTTATTGCATGGACAAGCGTTATATCTGACTCCTGCACTTTCCCATCGGCAACGATGGGTTTCTGCAGGACTCAATATCCTGCACACATTCAATTTAATTCACACCACCAGGATTCAATCATGACTCCTAAAGCTGTCGAATATTTGCTCACGCAAGATGCCCGCTTGCTTGCCAGGAGGGATGCCCCGATCATTGACCAAGATCTTGAGCAACAGCGTCAAGCTGCACTCGAAATCTTTTTTCAATGGCAGGATGGCATGCGTGAGTTTCAGGATCTTATTCCGTTCTGCATGGTGCTCCAACGACAGGTAAATCTCAACCGAGAGTTACTTAAGTGGGAGTACCAGCACGCAGACTGACTTCTGCACTGAGGGCCTTCGGGCCTTCTCTGCAGGACTCAATATCTTGCACACCAATTACCCAACATCTCAACAGATGCGCAAATTCATTGACAAGATCTTCTATGCATTGGGTTACATCCCAATAGCAGACTACGAGAAGGTTTGTTACCACCGTAAGAACCTTCAAGAACTGGTCATTAAGTACCAGGATGGAGAAATTCAACCTCAACGTGATTATTATCGATGAAACACACAGTACGCCTTAGCAAGAACCAGTACATCAATCTGGATTCTTACGGTGAGTCTGATAAGACTCGACGGATCAACAACCTGATGGTCGCGTTCCTCGCTGTACTCATCAGTGCTATCACTGTCCCAGCCATGCTGGGCATCGACATCACCTCACCCAACACCACAACTCAACATGAGCATCCACATCGCACTCGTCACTGACGCATCCAGTCGTTACGCCCACGTTTGGGGCGAGGCTCCAAGCTGGGGCAAGTTCCTCAATCAACTCGAAGACGTTGGCTGCGAGGTGATCGAGGAACAAACAGAAGACTGGGAAGACAGTACGCAAGACGAGATCGCTGAAGACTGCTTGTCAGTCCATCAGCTGCTCAACGACACTGACTTCATACCCCACGACTAGTGTCCTGTACCTGAACAATGGCTAGTGGTGGTACTTGCCACTTGGCTCACCGCCGCTAGCCTGCATACGATTCCAACTCAACCAATGGAAGCACTCTCTCAACTCGACGTCCAATCACCTGATCATGTCAGCGTGATTACCAGGGATGGCAAGGTCACAATCTCTGTCGTCAAAGACGGAACATCAGTGACCCTTGGTTTTCCACTCAAGAACCAAGCCTTCAACACAACCCCCAGACCCCCTCTGCAGCAGCCGGTACCACAGGTGATGGCTGTTAAGGAAGCTAAGGATTCCACTGCAGAACAAATGGATCAACCAGTAAGTTCCAGGTGGATTAAACATTCACCCGTTGGTAACCGCAAGTTAACTTCATCGAAAGTGCGTCAGATCAGGGTTATCCTGAACGATGCGCAATTCATGAATGCATTTAATTCTAGGCAACAAGCTTACGAAGCAATTGCTGCTAAGTTCAACGTCAGTTACCACACGATCTCCAACATTCACAAAGGACTTGCGTGGAGGAACGTAAGTATCTGACACCGCACTAGTACATAAGTACTACGACTGGACCTGGATACACGCAGTGTGGATTCAATAGGATCAAAGAGTTATCTTTGCATTCCTTTGGATCCACCTACGGCGTCCTTAAACTGTCCAATGCACCACTGCAATTCAACTCGTGAAAGACATTGATTTCATTGATGAACAACGCAACGCTGACTTGCTGGATGCAATGGCTGACATTGCATACGAACAAGAGCAAGCCATGCGTGAAAGCAATCAATCTGACTGGGATGGTATCGAAGATATCAGCTCAGCAGAACGCAACGCCTGTGACCACTACAACGAAAGGTATGTAATCAATGACTACCGCTAACTACACACTGAAACAAGCATGGGAGGACGGTGACATCATCGTCATCCTGATCACCATCATTTCAATCATTATCACGGAGTTTGCATCATGTCTTACATCTCAAAACTCAAGAAGTTCTACCCCAGCACCTACAAAGCCCGTTACGCAATCAACGCCTACAACACACACAAGTACTTCGAACACGAAGATCCAACGGTCATCACCATCCACGAAACCACGCTCAACTACGGTGGGCCTGAAGAAGGTGGATGGTGGTACGAAGCAGGATACCCAGTCCGAAGCCACTGTATCTTCTCCAAGAAGCAGGCGATCCAAACCTTCATCCAGTACTTCGAAGAGTACGAAATCGAAAGCCAGCCGTCTCTTGGAGATTCAACAACTTACTCCAACATCGACCTTAGCTTCTCCAACGCCTTAGCGGAACGCTATCCTAAGACCCGTCCACACTACTGCTGAGCACGCACCCAGCACACTATGCCATTAACCAAAGAACAGATCCGTGATCAAGGTACTTTACGTTTAAGCATTACACAACGCAATCTTTACATGTATTACTTGAACTTCCGCAAGAAGTACAAGGACCAACCATGTTATGTCCCTAAAATGCCAATGCAATCAAGTCGGATCAAAGAATATCTGACTGCATTAAGAGCATTGGAGGACAAGAAGCTTATTATTGTGGATCGAAGTAATGTTCCTTACACCAAGTGGATCTTGAAAGATCCAGAGGAAGTATTGGCTGGCACAGAGAATGTGCCAATACATGCCAATACTTCAACGCCAAGTAAACAATAGCGTTATATCGTTATATTCCATGAGGCAATGTCGGATAACTACTGACCTGCCTCAACCACACAACACAACACCATGGCTAAAACCAAATCAGCTTCAAGTAAATCACAGCCATCACCAGATTATCCTCAAGGCAAACACAATGTCACATGGCTTGACTTGGAAGAGGATGACTGGTGGCTAATCGCCAATATGTTTCATGGTCGTATTCAATATTTGACTCAGCGTTTAGCTGAAATCAAACGAACGAATGATCCTGACATTATTCACAACCAATCTGATTGGTATGTAGAATCAATCGAACGATTGACTACAAGACTTGAAGAGTTTGAAAACCAGATTAGTCCTGTGTATTTCAAACGTAAGCGAGCAGAACATGCTGCTCGCAACAAACAACAGAACAAGTAATACCTGGGCATCCGCAAGGTGTAAGTCCCAGGTTTAACACACAATCAACTTAACACAGACCCATGGCACAAACTGAACTTCATTTTGAAGCAACTGTGTACCAACGTGTAGATGGTACAGAAGTTGTATATCAAATGTCCGATGACAAGCGCATTGACATGATCATCAATGAACTTAAAGCCATTTGCCAGCGAGAAGACAAACGTCCAATGAAATACAGCCAACTCCCATGGGATGCTACCGAGAAAATCATGGAAGCTGTGTGCCTACTTGATGAAGCAACTGAGTGGCCTGAACCAACAGATGAGGATCTGTGTGGTGAGCCGTCCATGACTGCTGACGAGATGCACAGCGCAGCTTGGAAGCAGCACCAGGAGCTTCACTCATGACATACGAAATCACATGGTCTAGTCCACATGGTGACATTGGCTGGACACAGATCCAGGACTGCACATGCATTGACGATGCTGTGGATTACTGGATGACATATCTTCTTGGACAAGAAGATATTCCAATCGAATCTCAGATCGATGAGGTGAGGCTACTCAGTAATTGAGTGGCACCACCCCAGATCTGAGTAGAGGGTGTACCCCCCAGACCCCCGAGGGAGTACCAGGGGGGCACCCTTATTTCTATCAGTATTCCTTATAAATTACATTTATCAATATTCCAAGTAATCCTTTACATACCTGATAGACTTCAACCACTCACCTGAGTACCAACCTTTAATTCACTTCAATCATGCCTGACAACATCCGTATTCCTGATTCAACTGACATGCAACGTTTAGCAGCAATGCGTCTCGTTGCACAAATGAAAGAATCAGCTGATCGAAATGGAATTGGATTCATCGGTGGCTTTGTGGCCCCCGATGGACAGAAATTTGTAATGACAAATCTAGAAGATGAAGACATGCAACGTATGCTTCCGGAGGAACTTGCGTGATCACATGGCCCATTGCATTGATTGTTATTACAACAATCATTTGCTCAACAATTGTTATTACTGAAGTCATTCACAAATCATGACTGACAAATCACCAATCAATTTTGACAAGACAATCGCAGGATTTAACATCACTCAACATGGTGTTAAATCCTATACCAAATCGTTTCAGCTAGGGCCTATCCAATTTACGGTTAACGCCCGTCAATCTGGATTGCTTGGATCAATTAGTATTCCAGGCACTGGCATTAGCAAACGGAACATTAAATTATTCTAAAGATCTGGGCATTCGAAAGCAACGTTACGTCCGGGACACGCCGTAGATGTAAGCCCCAGATCTACTCACTCAACCCAATGCAATCATGTACGAAACCACACTGTCATTATTCGATCGTCTCAACATTGCTAACTGCGCGGCTCAACGCGCACGCAACAATTTGATGAACGACGAACAATTTACCGGTGAGTACCGAACTGTTAAGTGCTGGATGAAATACCGGTGTTATATCAGCAAACGTATCAACGGTGAACAGTTCCATTATGTGGAACCTGATGGTATCTGATCTGATTTAACTTGACACCATGACTACAACACGTTGTTCAGTTCTTGCAATTGAAGACACATTCATTGAAGGATCCAATGTCACAGTTACAGCAGTTGTTGACGACATGCGCCTGCTCTATCGGGCAACTCGCTTTGACCCTGAAGAGTGGGCTCCTGCATTGTGCACAACAACTATTGAGCTGGATCCAGAGGAACAAATCCCTCTTGACGAAGATGGCTTCTGCAGCTATCTTGATCAGCTCGATCCTCACTGGCAACTCGTTGACACCTCTGACTACGATCTAGATTCATGATTGGTTTCTCAATTGAATTCAAGCGCTGGTACTTTGTACTGCGTGGTCCCAAAGGTCGAGTGTATCTGGCAACTGGTTTTGCTAAACGCATGCCAGTCATAACACCGACCGATACGTACACACTGGACCAGTGCATTGGCACATGGCCTGGTGATGAAACCGATGAAGAACTTCTTGACACCTTAAGAAGTACACGTTAAAGAAAGCTTAGTTCTTTAACACATCGTCCTGGACATGACGTTAAACTGTCCTTTCCACTTACTCATTTAACCCAATGGAAATCAATTCTCCAACACCTCCTTTAGATCTTGTCAATGATTGGATGACACATTGGTATGACGATAACCAAACAGATGACACACAACCGATGTACATTGCAACTAAAGCTGCAATGTGGGGTGCTATCTGGGGTGCTACTAATGCTTTGGAATCAGCTATTAAAGACACGGCACCTGTTCATTGGCGTGTAGCAGGTGGCGCAGAAGATGGCCAGCAGATAGTACGTGTTGCCGATCTAATGGAATGGCTTGCTACATTTCGTAAAGAATATGAGGAAAAACTTTGACACGGCAACACTTCATCACGCCACCGCCGTTAGATCTAGTGCGCAAGTGGATGGAACAAACCAAGTACGACGAAGACACATGTTTTTATGAATGCTACATAGCAGAGCAATCAGCTCTATGGGGTGCAGACCAGCAACTTTTAAAAGATGCAAAATGGTTGGATCACAATGTTTTAAATGAATCACATCTGAGAATTATTCCAGTGGGCGAGTCTTTAATTGAAGCAATGCGCCCCAGGCCTTTAAGTCTGAAAGTGCAAGCATTAGCAGCTCTTGAGACAGAGCCAGAAGATGCTAAAGAACTAATTGTGTTTGATACAGATCAAGTCAACATTATTCGCCGCGCATTGGAGCAACTTAATGAATGATTACCAAGCAACACTGTCGTACTATCCAACGGCGCCGGGGCAATGGGCCAATGTGCAGAAATTCGCCGCCATTGCCAGTGAGTCTTGCATCCTCGAACTCCGCACCAGGGTCGAGGCGCTAGAGGCTGCGGCGCACAAGCACATTGTCGAAACCAGCGCCAACATCTTGGCTCTGGCGAGCCGGGTTGAGGCGCTGGAAGCTGCCAAACGCCAAGCGTCAAAAGTCCTAAATGTTAGTGATCTGCCACAGTGGACGCCAGAACAAGCGCAGCAGATTGCTGACCTGCTCACGCTCAACCCATCAGCGACGCTTACAAGTTACAACTATCCGGCCAAGCCAGATAGTTCGCTGGTAAAGCGGGTCGCGCTTGCTATCAGCGGCATCGAATACGGATTGGAACGGGACGAGGAGGCGGCCAACTGGGCATCCGAAGCCCGCGCCGCGATCCGCGAGGTGGCCGCGTGGATGCATGACAACAATGTTGGCTACAATGCCGTTAAGTGGTTAGAACTAGAACTCAAGTAATAATTGTTGTAAACTTTGATCAACCGTACTGGACATGACGCTAAACTGTCCATTCCACTTACCTACACCACACAATGCAGTTCCAACTTCCGTCCAACTTGCAAACTGAACTGATTGCTTATGATCCAAAGCTCAAGGTGTTGGCTAAGCAAGCTAACAAACCAGCAGCCAAGAAACCTACGTATCCACTTGGCAAGATCCCTTGCTTGATACCAACGCACATTGTGCGTGAAGCTGATCAGCAAGATGCAATTGCTCAGATCAATCAGCGTCCAGCACCACAGCGTTACCAAGTGTTTACTACGCCTGTAGATGTAGCGACACCACAGGCTAGGCTCAAGGTCATTGCTATCTTGTATCACTATGAACAAGTGTGGTATGCAGCATGGCTACCTTCTAAACAAGAGAAGGATCAGTATGTGTATGGCCATGCATATGCATTCAAGAACACATCAACTACTCAGAAGGTTGCGCCAACTTGGATATGGCGTAGCAAAGATGATTGCGTAGTCCATGACATTGGTCGTGGCTCACAACTATTTGTCTATACAAAGACAGCAACCATAGAAGATATCCGTGGGAAAGATTACGATAGCTGGCGTAGTTATCCATGGCGAGCAGGTAACCTTTATTGCCAGAAGGGTTATATAATTCGTGATACTGTTGTCAATGAATTTGATAACAGCCTGAGGGAAGATCTCCCAACATGGGAGGATTCACGTGGATTGTTTGATCGTATACGCTGCAAGAATATCTTTGATGCAACAAACATCCCATCAATGATGTCGAAACATCTTGATGAAAGTCAAGGCTTAACTGTTGATAACTTTATTGCTGCTTCACTTGCATTCAAAGAAGAACATGGCTATAGCTCAATGACATACTCCGTTGTCACAAGAATCCAGCACATTGTTACTAAGCCTGCCATCAAGAAATTATTGCAAGCAGAGTTGAACCGTAGTGTTGATGCATACAATGATCCTAATAACAAACAACAGCAACCCATTAGCCAAGGCTTTGCAGCCTTTGTTCAGATCATTAACTCAATTGAATGGATCAATAACATCTGGCCAGACTGTCCTATCGATTACTATCAGACTTACTTTAAGGAGCTTAAGTATCTTCGATTAACTGAAGTGCGCGTACGCAGCACATTTACACAAGATATGTCTTTACACAACTGGCTGCGTGAACACATGCCCATTGCATCGCTGTTTACAATCATGCGTAAGTACTTGGATAGACAACTTACTGAATACAATGGTCGCTGGGTTGATAGTGATGTTGGTTACCAGCGTCAACGCTTTGGTGAACTCAATGATACATTCTCCATGATGCTCAAGATTCTGGAGGCAGGCAAGACGTTGGAGCCACCGAAGCGTTGGCGTCTGACTGAGTTCCATGACTATGTACAAACTGAAGCATGGAAAATTGAGAATCCAAAGGAGTCTCTACGTCAAGATCTATTCCCTGAACCCATCAAAGTCACACGTCTTGATAAAGTGTGGACATTCTTCCAGCCTGTTGACACACATCAACTATCCATGTGGGGTCAAGCCGTACGTAATTGCGTGGGCTCTGCATCCCACTATGCCAATGACATCAAGAAACGTAAGCACTTCATTGTGTTATGTATGATTGATAACAAGCCCACTTTCACAATTCAATTGTCTGTGGACCAGGGTATGATGTCCGTCAAGCAAATTGCTGGCGTTGGCAACAGGAGTCTTACGTCAGAAGAACGCGACGATTACACAGAAGCTTTCCGTGAGGTTTTGCAGCAACGCGAGAACCAACTAGGAGGTCTTGCGGCAACACAAGAAACAGCTAGCATGTAGCTGAGTCCGCACGGCTTACCAGCCTTAGCCTCGATACTAGGGCTGGTTTCTACCCATGACTGACTACACCGATGACCAACTGCTTGCCATGGCCATGGCCAATATTGGTGAGTACATCCATGACAATTCACCACAGTATGTATTGATTGAAGAAGATCCTCGTAATGAGGATGACTATGATAGCTGGACTTACGGAATGGAAGTCCTACCTCAAGATCACACTTGGCAGTCAGATTCAATTGATGTAAGTCCAAGTGATGCAGACGTGACGGAATAGGTATACGTAACGCACTTAAAATGCGTCGGCCATTGGCCTTGCGAGTTCGACTCTCGCCGTCTGCACCAACCCACACATTTAACTCAACACCATGTCTATCTTTTCCTGCTTTAAGCACATCATCCCTGAGTTCCATGCATACTCAGATGATGAGCAGCGCTACAACCTAGGCGCCACATGGACGGCACCTGACGGCCTCAAGGACTACCACAACCTTGAGCTGCGGTATGTCCACAACTCAGAGCGTCTTGCGCTCCAGGGCGATCCTCAGCCTGATGGCAGCTGGCGTTACGTCGAACCTACTGGCGCAGTCCACGTCATCTCAGCCGAGCGTGCCAAGCAGTTCATGGAGCAGACCCAATCGCATGCATCCATCATGGTTGGCATGCTTGAAAAGTTAAAAGATGCTGGAGTCTTGGACACCACCATCGACACCAGCGCACAACCTGCGTAACCTACACCTGGAATGTTCAGGCCCCGGCATTGCCGGGGTCTTTCTCTATGCCAGAAGAACTTGATCTTGACATTGTCGATAAGATCATGGATCACATCCCTCACTGGACTTGGTCCGTAATAAGGGATCGATTTATTGAGATCTTTGTTGACAACATGACGTCTGATATTCTTCAGCGTCTGACAGGATCAGTTGATGGCTTTGATGAAGCAGAAGAAATCCTGCGCAATCATTACATCATGCCTGGCTATGAACGTGAACTTCTAATTGATGCAATCAAGATCCTTAACATTGAACAAGTTGTTGAGGTTCTTGATCGCATGGAACTTGATAAATACAAAGAACCTACTGATGCAACCCCATGTTCAATTGAACCTCAATGAAATGTGTTGATTGCAAAAGCACCAATACTCGTGTTACATCAACAGATCATGTTAATGACACAACAACTTGGCGTTACAATCGCTGCTTAGATTGTGGCGCCAGATTTAAAACTCAAGAGACTTATGCGCCACGTTTAACAACTGGTCCTAAGCAAAACAACAAACCATCTTTCAAAGCACATGATCAGGTATGTGGTGAACACGTTCACACTGCAGTGCTAACTGAAACAAATGTCAAACATCTGCGTCAACTAGCTGAAACCGGGTACACTCGGTTGGTTCTTGCCAAACGTTTTGGTATTAACCCATCAACAGTTGATCGCATCATCAAACGCAAAACCTGGAAACACATTTAGTTCATGACAACACAACACCCCATCACCCCACCGCCGGAGCTGGTGCAGCAGTGGATGTTCGAGTTCTACGGCTCACACATTGTGCCGGGCGAGGCTTGTACTGACCTTGCCAACCGCGCTTCCCAGTGGGGCGCCGACCAGGAGCTGGAGGCGTGTTTTGATTTCGTTTACGACAAGTACGAGAAATTTGCTGAAAAAATGCAAGCCGCTCGCCGCCCCAAGCCGCCGAGCTTGAAGGAGCAGGCTTTAATCGAGCTCAGTGACGTTTACAACAGAGATAAAATTGACGACATTGTTTACGACACCATTCGTCGCGCTTTGGAGCAACTCGATGACTAAACCTCAACGCAAGTTTGCTATTGGTGATCGCGTAGCAGAACGTCCCAAGAATCACGGTATGTTTGCTGTACGCAAAGAAGTGCAAGAACGCATTGCCAAGTACCGCAACCAGAGGTACGGCACTGTCCTTGCAATTCAGCACAAGGCTGATGCCAAGGGGCGTAAGCGTGCATTCCTTATGGTGCAATGGGATCACCTTGCTACACCATGTGAACATTCACAAATGCGTATCTGTCACATCGATGACTTCGAACGTATCATGAACGAATCCTGTGCTGCTATTGGTGCTTGATTAAATGATTGAAGTAAAACAATGTACAAAATGCAACCAAATGAAGCCACTTGATTTATTTCCATGTGTATCAAAAACAAATCGCAAACCTAGATCACAGTGTAAAAAATGTTGTTCAGAATCACAGCGTAATTACTATGCTGATAAGCCTGATCAATATAGAAATTACGTAAAGAAGCGTAGGTATAAATACAAGGGAATACATAAGCGAGTTGCAAACTTAAAAACTTTTGGTTTGACAATTAAAGAATATGAAGAAATGTTATTCACGCAGAACAATCAATGTGCAATTTGCGGAACATTTCAATGTTCATCTGGACGTCGTTTTGCCATTGACCACTGTCATCAAACTGGTAGGATACGTGGGCTTCTTTGCTTGAGATGCAACCAAGCAATTGGTAAGTTTCACGACAATTACTTTCTTTTACAACAAGCAGCAGATTATGTCTCAGGTCGAATTAGTGTGGGTCACCCCGAACGCAGAAAACCTAATTGTGGAAATGGCCAGAGTGTCAAACCCAAAGAACGCAAAGAACACTGAAACAGCTCCTCGTTTGTTGTCTTATTTACTAAAACATAAACACTACTCACCGTACGAAATGGCAAACATGTGTGTTGAAATCAACACAACACGTGCCATATCAGCGCAGATTATTCGCCATCGTTCATTCAGTTTCCAGGAATTTAGTCAGCGTTACGCTGATGTCAACGAGTTGGGCTCTGCTGTTATCCCACACCTGCGTCGTCAGGATGTAAAGAACAGGCAGAACAGCATCGATGACTTCCACCCAGAGGAGATCGGTGGTTTTTACCGCCGCATCAGTCAGCTCTTTGAAGACTCAGAACATCTTTATCGCGAGATGGTCAGTCACGGTATCGCCAAAGAGTGCGCCAGGAACATCTTGCCGATGGGTACCCAGACTAAGATCTATATGAACGGTTCACTCCGTTCGTGGATTCATTACTTACAACTTCGTTGTGACCCAAGCACACAAATCGAACACAGGCACATCGCAGAAGAAATCAAACGTATCTTCTGTCAACAATTCCCAGTCATTGCAGAAGCCGCCTTCCAAGCGATGACAAATACAGCGCACGTGAAATCAAGCGTGTCGAACGAATGAGATTGCGTGCCCAATTCCTTGCCATCGCTGATGAACTAGAGGGTGTGACCTCACGGTGATCACTCCGCAAGGTCATTCACTTTCCAGTCAGGGGAAGCAGCAGAAACCCTGACTCCCTCGGGGTTGACGCTGCTCTACTTCACCCTATATAATCATAGCCCGTCCTGAACACGACGTTAAACTGTTCGTTATTCCAACTCAACTCAACCAATGAAACTTCTTAAGTTTTCTACTGGCAACAATAAGCTCAAGAACCGTCTTATCTTCTCGTTACCAGCGGGGTATGCATGCCCTCATGCTGGTGTCTGCAAGACTTTTGCTGACCGTGTCACAGGTGCCATCACTGATTTGCCTCAGCACTCTGGTACCACAGCAGATGAGTATCGCTGTTTTGCTGCCATGGCAGAGGTTAGGCCAAACGTTCGTGAGGCACGTTGGCACAACTGGGATCTGTTACGTGAAGCCATTCACCTCAATGGGAACCAGGCCGTGTTACTGCGTGACCTAATTGACATGTCACTCAGCATGCAACCACCTAAAAAACTGGTACGCATCCATGAGTCGGGTGACTTCTGGACAGAGAACTACATGCGTGCATGGGTAATGGTTGCGGCACAGCGACCACAACAACAGTTCTACGCCTATACCAAATCTCTTGGTATGTGGCTAAACCTTAAAGATCAGATGCCATCCAACTTTTATCTGACTGCATCATACGGTGGTACTCTTGACTACTTGATTCCCAAATATCCCAATGTGTTCCAGCGTATTGCTTACGTTGTGTACACAGAAGAACAAGCAGCTGAACATGGTCTTGAAATTGACCATGACGACAGTCATTGCTTAGGTGACAAGCCGTTTGCACTGCTAGTCCACGGCAGTCAGCGTGCTGGTTCCGAAGCAATGGCTGCGTTGTCTCAACGTAAGAAACAAGGTAGCTTCGTTGGATACGGCAAGACATTCAGGAAAAAAGCTGAAGCCCCTTGCACAACTAAATAAATCCACTACCATCTGTTCGTCTTAATCAACAACAGATGTCTTATCTCCTGGCTTGTTGGAAGTCTGGTATGCCATACGGCATTCGGGCTTCCAACAATTCTTTTGTCCTTATTCCGTTAGACTCGGAAACAGCATTGGGCAAAGTCTTTACCCATCCGTATCGCTCGGGTGCACAAAAGATCTTGTCCTGGATCCAGGAGAATGACAGTGGTCTTGCCAGTGAAAACATCACAATTCAAGATAGTGCCCGCTTCCAAAAGTGAACGTTGGTTAATCTTTGACCTGGAATCCGATGGATTGTATGACGCTGTAACTGTTATCTATTGCATCGTCATCCATGACATTGGATCCCAACAAACTTTTACTTATGGCCCTGATCACATTGCTGATGCTCTTGCTCATCTGGCAACCGCTGATGTTTTAATTGGTCACAACATTATTTTTTATGACATCCCAGTGCTCCAAAAACTACATTCATTTGTAGCCAAAGCACGCATTATTGACACGCTTATTTGTACACGTTTGATCTGGCCTAAGGAGGTGCTTGATGTCCTTGACACAGAACAATATCCGCAGGTTCCACCGGCCAATCGTGGATCTGCATCGCTTAAGGCCTGGGGATGGCGCTTGGCCAGCCATAAGATCGACTTCAAAGACTTCACGCAATACAGTCAAGAAATGCTTGACTACTGCGTCCAAGACGTTGTTGTTACCTTTAACCTTTGGCAATTCATTGCTGCACAAAACTATCCGGAAGCCGCTCTTAAACTTGAGCACGACTTTGCTCTTGCCATTAACAAACAAATTAGAGCTGGTATTCCATTTGATGTTGATGCATGCCTTGATCTTGTGGATGTACTGCGAGCAAAACAACAAGAACTCGAAGCTCATCTAAAGCAAATCTTCCCACCAATCAAACATGAAAAAACGTTCATCCCAAAGGTTAATAACTCCAAGAGGGGTTATGTTAAGGGTCAAGCTTTTACTAAAACCCATTGGGAGGAATTTAATCCTGGCTCTCGCGAGCAAATTGTGCAGCGTTTACAAGACAAGTACGGATGGCAACCTGAAGCTCTTACTGAGAAAGGTAATTGTATTCTTAATGACGATGTACTTGGATCACTTCCTTATCCAGAAGCAGCACCTCTATCCGAATACATGTTGGTTAAGAAACGTCTTGGCCAAATAGCAGACGGACGTAACGCTTGGCTCAAGCTGGTAAACAACACCACCGGTCGTATGCACGGTGACTTGGTTACCAACGGATGCATCACGGGCCGCGCAGCGCACCGCAATCCCAACATGGGTCAGGTCCCAGCAGGCTATTCGCCCTATGGCCATGAGTGCCGCAATCTGTTTCAGGCACCTCAAGGCT